TGAACTCCGCCGGGAGCCAGTGCCGACCATCGTACCGCCCACCGACCGCCTTCGCGGAGCCGTAGACCAACGGGACGCCCGGAGACCATGCCGCGAGCATGTCCGCGACGTAGGACTCCGTCAGTTGATCGTCCGAGTCCAAGAATACGAGGAACTCCCCGTGAGCTGCCGCCGCCCCCCGGTTGCGTGCCGCACAGACTCCGCCGTGAACCGCCGCCGTCACCACGACCAGACCGGACGACGCGAACCTGTCCGCCAGCTCTACGCTGCCGTCGGTCGAACAGTCATCGGAGTAGATCACTTCGCACGCCACCGACTGAGTGAGTGCCGACATGATCGCCTCGACCAGCCACGCCGCCGAGTTCCTGCCCGCGATGATGATCGACACCGGGACCGGAAGCCTACGGATCGCGACCCGCGTTTGATCGGCCACCGCTTCCGAGATCGTCACCGGAAGCGGATCGCCCGTCGTCGCATGAGTCAGCTTCCTGCGTTCCCGCTGTGCCGTCGGTTGAGCCTGTGAGATGCTCACCAGCTACCCCCCGGCTCGTCGATCAGCATCCACGCCAGAGTGTCGCATTGGGTTCCGTTGCCAGTGACGGGCGGAGTGCCGCTGTAAACCAGTGCCGCGTCTTGACCATTCACGACGAATACACCTGTTCCAGCCGCGACACCTTTACCGATGACGAACCCCGCGTCTTGACCGTCTACGACGAACGCGCCAGCGTCCATTTGCGACGCGAATCCGTGGTTCAGTTCGACCGCCTGCCCGGACAGCGTCAACGCCCCGGCCGCGAACTCCGCCGTCCGCGTCGCCAGCAAGTCCACAGCCTGTCCCGACAACGTGAACGCCCCAGCGTCCGCCGTTATCGTTTTGCCGACAGTGAACGCCACGTCTTGGCCGTCAAGCACGTACTCCCGTCGATCCGCCGTCAGCACCCGCGTACGTGTAAGAGCCGCGTCTTTGCCGCTAAGCCCGAATGTCCCTGCGTTGGCCTCGACCTTATTCGCCCATAGGAACGGAGTTCCCCCCACCAACGAGAACGATCCCGTTGAAGCCACCAGCTCACGCTGGAACAACACATCGTGATCCAGCTCCCACCACGGGGATAGTGTTGTACTCGTACTAACAATATCGGACCCCGGCAGCCACCCTGCGGAGTTGTAGCCGAATCTCAAAGCGTGCTGCGGAATATAGAACGGCTCCGATGCGTAGCTGGAATGCACCCCGACCTCTAGCACGAATCGCGCCCCAGCCAATACCGTTCTGGCAGTACCTGTTCCTCCGGTCACTGTACGGTTCTGGATTACTTGACCGTTGCTAGCTTCGGCTGTGCTTTCTCCACCATACAACGAATAAGTTCCAGCATTATTAGCCGCAACTAGACTCCCTCTGAACCTCAAGTAATGCAGATCCGTCGCGTAAGCGGCGGCGGTAGTCAGCTTGTCGATCTGGCATTGTAGCCGCCATTGCGTGTTTGCCGGGATCGTCTGCGCCGCCAACGGAGGACTGACGAACTGTTTGTACAGAACGTATGTATGCCATCGGCCGTCCGGATCGTCTAGAGAATCACCATTGCCACCATCACCACCGCTGTGCGTTCGCGTAGTCAACGTGTCCGCTTGCGGGATGTCAGAGTTCATCGAACGAGTGCCGATGAACGTCCGCCAGTTCGAGGTAGTATCTTTAGAGAACGGAGTCGCAGACTCCGTGTTCGGCAGGTAGAATCGAGTCGCCATGATCGCTCCTTATCCGGTCGCGATCAGCTTCCTGTCGCCGACATCGCCTTCCCGCCGACTCCACGCGACAACGCACCGACTTGATTGTCGATCTCTGCCAGCCGAGGCCGCTCAATCGCGTTGATCGCCAGCGTCAACTCACGCAGCTCCTTCTCGTACGGGACCATCAGCCGCTGGAGTTCCGTTCGCCGCTCTCGCATGGCCGCTGTCGATTCCAACAGCTCCGCCTTCTCCCGCTGGAGTTCCTCACGCAAGGCTACCATTTCCGGATGTTTCGTTGCCGCATCGCTCATCTTTCGACCTCCACAAAAACGCTGAACCGCATGACCGCACATCAGCCGCCTCAGTTTACGTAATAGTCAAC